CGCCAACTCGCTCGGCATTGCGATTCGCACGCTCGACAACAAGCTCGAGAAATATCAGGGCGACGACGACACCATGGAGAAAAACGATGCACAACGAAAAGCAAATGCCGACGAGTTCCTTAAGCGACAACGCGGATTCCAAACCGGCGTCGACGGAGCCCTCGTCCCAATCACTGAACGCCGAATCTACGACACTCCCGACGCGACCCTTGTCGCGGCTCGAAAAGCTACGCTTGAAAGACCCGCTCAAGGCCGCATGTCGAATGACGGTGAGACCGAAGCCGGGCTTCGCATGGAATCCGCTTCGGACGATTCCGCGCAACAACCCGTGCCCTTGCCGCTCGGGAAAGAAGTTCAAGGCATGTCATCTAGACAAGCTGCCGGAAATCGTAACGGAAAAAGACGCTGACATTTACTCGAAGGCAATGAAGTCAATACAAGGTGTTTACTTCGTTACCGACGACAATGAAAGCAAGGCCGTGCTCGAGCAACGGGAACGGTTCGAAAAGATGAACGAACAACTCGGAAAGGTAGACGCCAATGGCGACAATAGTGGGGTTCTTGGACCTGAACAAACAGTTGGAGAATCTGTCGACGAGAATAGAGAACCAACTGCGCAACCATTGGCTTGACGGCGATACCGCGCACGCCTTTAAAAAGGAGTTTCACTTTAAGCGTTCAAGGAACGACGTGAAACTCCTCGAAGCGTTGTTGACCAAGATCAACTCCGAAATCACTTGGCGTAAAGACAACTACGGTCACGAACGACGGTCGGCGGAAGCATGAAAAACTTCTCCGACCTCGAACAGTTCCGCAGGCTCGCAAACACCGGGCAGCGTTGGGGATGCGTGACGCTCGCGCAACACGGCGACGACTTGATGCTCATCAACCTTTGCGAATTGCTCGGGCTTGAGACGCCAAGCTATTTGGACTTAGGCGCGCATCATCCGTTTACGCTTTCGAACACGGCGCTACTTTATGAGCGTGGCTCTAGAGGCGTGAACATCGAGGCCAACGAAACGCTCATGGCCGCATTCAAGCTATACCGCCCCGAAGACAAGAACATTTGCATTGGCGTCGGCACGGTCAAAGGCGGAATGCCCTTCTACATGTTCGGCGAGCAAAGCGGAATAAACTCGTTCAGTAAAGACCACGCCTTCGTTCACTTGGCGCATCTAGAAGTGCGCAAGACCGTCGTGCTCGACGTCATGCCGATCAACGACATTGTCCGCAACTACTGCGAAGGCAAATGGCCGGACATTCTCTTGAGCGACATCGAGGGCATGGACTTCGAAGTCTTGCAGGCGGCCGACTTCTCGAAATCAAAGCCCCGCATCATCGTCGTTGAAGTTCGGCGCGGAGACTCGGCGCACTTCAAATCGCTACTCGCTGACCGAGGTTACATTTGTTATTGCCGCATGGGCGAGAACCTCTTTTTCATCCAAGAGGCCGACGGATATTTGGTGTATTAATGGTGCGCACTGTTTGGTTGCTTGAGCTGAAACTGCCAAACGGAATGCCGGTTTACCTGACCGAACTCCTCGGCACCGGCAATGCCGCATTGGTTGCCGACCCCTACTTAGCGATTCAGTTTACACAACATCAATACGCAATCGACCATTTAGTAAAATGCAAAGAGGCCGCGCCGCCGGAAGTTGCAAGCTTGGTCATGGCCCTCAAACCCGAAGAGCACGAGTTTCAAATATGAAAAGCAAAGTTGTTGAGTTGAAGCCGATCAAAGAAACGACCGAAGACTTCGAACGCCTAGAGGAGACCGTTCGGCAGTTGTGGCGCAAGAACTTATACGTGCCATTGATGAAAGCGTTGGGCTACCCCGGCACCAAACTCACCAACGCGAAAGATGATTTGGCTCAAGCTCTTCGCACTGGACGCATCACCTACTATCGTGGACAATTTTCGGGAAGGCTAAGTGCTTCGGTCTCGAAAGAGCTGAAGGATTTAGGCGCGCAATGGGATAGGAGAACAGGGACGTTTCGACTAGCCCAAACTTCACTACCTCACGAACTTCGAGCGGTCATCGCCGGAAGCGAGCGGCAGTTCCGCGCAAAAATTGCCGACATTGACAAAAAGCTCGCGCAGATTCTACCGGAAGAAATTGCCGACAAGCTCCAAGCGACCAAGATATTTGACACGTCGCTTTGGAAGGTTCAGCGCGAATTTGCCGACACCGTCAAGAATATCACGGTCGCACCTAAGCTCACGGATTCACAACGCCAAAAAATCGCCGCTGAATGGAATGACAACATGAAGCTTTGGATTCGCGATTGGACTGCCGAAGAGATTCGGAAGCTTAGGGGCGAAATGGAGAAGACGATATTTACCGGCAACCGCTATGAGTCAGCGGTAAAGACCATACAAAAGTCCTACGGGGTGAGCCAAAATAAAGCTAAGTTTTTGGCGCGCCAAGAAACAGGACTCCTCATGGCAAAGTTTAAAGAGACCCGATACTCGGACGCGGGCATCATGGAATATAGATGGGGATGCGTGGCCGGTTCTCCGAAACATCCGGTTCGACCTTGGCATAAAGCACTTGAAGGAAAAATATTTCGATGGGACCATCCCCCTGTAACCACAAAACCGGGTGAAGCTGTTCGTCGTAACAATCCAGGCGAGGACTACAACTGCCGATGCTTCGCTCGGCCTATTGTGAGGGTAAATCGTGAAAGTAAAATTGCAGACAAAGAGTGAGCAAGAAATTCAGCGTATCTTGAATTCAAAAGGCGACATCTATTATGGGATGCACTTCTACCCCGGCGTAGCTGAATACTCCGAGCCCGGTAAAGACCCCTTCCGCATCTTTGTTAACGAAGACACAATCCGAAAAATGAATCCAACTTTCGCAGGCCGTCCGGTCTTCGTCGAACACGTCGACGAAGTTTCCGAGAACGTTGACGACCTACGTTCGGGCGCCGACGGTTGGGTTGTCGAAAGCTTTTTCAACGAAGCCGACGGCAAGCATTGGGCGAAGTTCATCATCGTGAGCGAGCGAGCGAAGCGCGCGATTCAAAAAGGCTACCGACTCTCAAACGCCTACATCCCGCAAGGCCCGTTCGGCCCCGGCGGTCTTTGGAACGGAGTCACCTACGCGAAACAAGTTTTAGGGGGCGAGTATGAACATTTGGCGATAGTCAAAAATCCGCGCTACGAGGAGTCGACTATCATGACTCCCGATCAATTCAAAAACTATTGCGAAGAGCAAAAGTCAGAGCTGAAACGGCTCGCAAATTCAAATCAAAACGAAAAGGAGAACACCGAAATGAAGCTCAATTTCTTCAAAAAGAAAGTCGAGAAGGTCGAGAACAGTTCCGACCTCGAAGGCTTGTCAGTGACTTTGCCCAAGTCGGGCAAAGAGAAAACAATCGTTCAGTTGGTGACCGAAGTCGATGCCCGCGCGGTATTGAACGGTTATGCAAATGAAGAGGACAAGGTCAAAATCGGCGAGAACGAAATGTCCGTCAAAGACCTCGTCGCCAACTACGGCAAAATGTGTTCGGAACTTGAAGACCTGAAAAAGGCCAAGAACGAAGACGCCGATGTCGAAGACGAAGTCGAGAACGAAGACGACGTCGAGAACGAGGACAGCGAAGCCGAAGCGAAAGAAGACGCTAAGGACGCTGAACCCGAAATGCAAAACGAGGACGACGAAGCCGAGGCGAAAAAAGACGCCAAAAAGGCCGAGAAGGAAATGGGCGACAAAAAGTCCAACTCGAAGTCGAAAGGCGACAAAAAGCATTTCGACAAATTGAAAAACGCGCATCGTGCGCAAATCGAAACGGTCAAAATTGATTTGATCGACGACCAACTCGCTCGTGGCAAACAACGCTACGGCTCTTCGCACTAAACTGAAAAGGTAAAGGAGAAAATAAAATGGCAGTTACAGCAGGTGCATTAAGCCTCGTCTCTAAAACTTCAACCCAAGTTGTTGCCTCTTCGGCGGCAGCTACGGCGGGCGTTGGACCGTATACCTATCAATGGTATCGTTCGACAACTTCCGGCTTCACTCCCGGCGGCGGCAACATCATTTCGGGCGCGACATCACTGTCGTTGACCGATACCGGCCTCATCCCCGGAACCGCGTACTACTACAAAGTAGTTGCGACCGATACCGGCGATTCCAACGTCACCGATGAATCGGCTCAACTCGCGGTTTCGACTTCGAACGCGACTCCGAGCCCCAACCAATTCCAACAGTCTTCTATCGTTGGTATGTTGGACCTTCGCTTCAACCCGAACACGGTTGCAGTGATGATCGACGTTTCCGAAGCCGCAACCCTTTACGCAGGTCAGGCCGTGAAAATGGTCGACAGCGCGGGCGGCATTCCGAAAGTCGTGGCTTGCTCGGCCGATACCGATCAAGTGTTGGGATTCATCAACTACAACATCAAGAACATCGGATTCGTGGCGGGCGACGCTTGCGAAATTTCGATGGCGGGCAACTGCCAATTCTTGTACGCAACCGCAGCTATCGCTCGCGGAGTGCAAGTCGTTGTTGATTTGACCACAATTGGTGGAGTGAAAGCGGTTAGCGGTTCCGGCGGCGAAAGCATCGTCGGTTGGGCTTTCGACAAAGCTTCGAATCCGGGCGACCTGATTCGCGTCATGGTCACAACCCCAAGCTTCGCGTTCGACGCGTAAACTGAATTAAACTAAAGGAATAGGAGAAATTTAAAAATGTCTTTACGCAAAATCAAACAACCGACAATCTTGAACGCGGCCGGAAAGCCCATCGTTCTGAACGAGAACGAAGCGTATCACGCAGCTTGGATGCAACGCCAAGTTAACGAACGTTTCGGAAACTCGCTCGGTTACGAAATCCCCATCACGACGCTCACCACGATCATGAAAAAGATCACCGAGCAAAAGTTCTTCGAAGTCATGCCCGCAGACTATCTGCCCGTGCGTGTCGGCGAAGGCGCTTGGTCTTCATTCTTGACGACCTATCGTTCATTCGATTTGGCGGGTTCTTTCGAAGACGGTATCATCAATACCGGAACGAACAACACTCGCCTCGCGAATGCTTCGGCGGGCGTGGACGCACTCAACATCAAGGTCAACAACTGGGCGAAAGCTATCGGTTGGTCGGTCTTCGATCTTGAGCAAGCGGCGAAGTCGGGCAACTGGGACATCGTTACGAGCCAAGAAAAGTCTCGTAAACGTAACTGGGACCTTGGTATTCAGCGCATCGCTTTCTTGGGCGCCAACGGACAGAACGCGGCAAGCGGCGCGTGTCTTGGCCTCTTGAACCAAACGGGCGTGAACATCAACACGGCAGTCATCACCGAGCCGATTTCGGGAATGGACACGACGGAACTGAAAGCGTTCTGCGCGGCCGTTTACGAAGCTTATCGCTCGAACTGTAACCGCACGGCGAAGCCGACGCATTTCATTATGCCGGAATCGGATTTCAACGGATGCGCAAGCACTGTTTCTCCGACCTTCCCGATCAAGTCGGTTCTCGAGTTGTTGCTCGAAATGTTCATCACTATCACCGGCAACAAACAGTTCAAGATTTTGCCCATCGCTTACGCCGACGCGGCTTACAGCGAAGGCGTCTTGACTCGTCCGCGCTACACTTTGTTGAACTACAACGAAGAGTCTTTACGCATGGACATCCCGGTCGACTACACCAACACTCTTGCGAACTCCCTGGACAATTTCAATTTCCAGAACGCCGGTTACGGCCAGTTCACGGGCGTGTTGGCGTATCGTCCGCTAGAAATGCTCTACTTCGACGACCCGGCTTAAGCACTAGCTCGGGCTTAGTTTGAAGCGCGCCCGAGAGTTTGAAAAGACTCTCGGGCGTTTTACCAATAGGGGAATGCGCATTGGCCTACAACAATCCGACCGTCGATGAATTCAAAGCGTATTGGTTCCGCGATTTTCCTTATGGAACGGATGCCAACACGTCGGTTCTCGATGCTGACATCACGAAAGCGTTCGGCCAAACGAACGTGAACATGAATCAAAATCTATTTAGTTCTCAAGAGGACTACACAATCGGCTACATGCTCTTGGCCGCCCATTTTCTCGTCATCGACTTGCGCATGGCTTCGCAAGGAATCGCGGGCGCCTATTCTTGGATAACGACGAGCAAAGCCGTCGGTTCGGTCTCCGAATCGTTTCAGATTCCACAACGTATTTTGGACAATCCCGAGTTCGCAATGCTTTCGCAAACAAACTATGGTGCGAAATACCTGCAACTCTTGTTACCCCGTCTCACTGGACAAATGTTTAATGTTTATGGGAGCACGCGCCCATGAGCACTCTCAAAACTCCCGGCCTAGATAAGATTTTAAAGGCGCTTGGCGGAAAACCGCCGAAGGCGCGCGTCGGGATTTTGGGCGACAAAGCCGTTCGCGGCGCAAGCGAAGAGGGCGGCGAGAAAATGCAAAGCGGGGCAACGAACGCCGAAATAGGTGCTGCCCACGAGTATGGAACTTCAACGCTCCCCCAACGCTCTTTCCTTCGTATTCCGATTTCTGAAAACCTGAAAAACAAACTCGCCAACGCAGGGCTCACGAGTAAAGACGTCTTGAAGCAAGTCATCGCGACCGGCTCCGTCGTTCCGTGGCTTAAGCTTGTCGCTGCCGAAGCCGAAGGCATCGTGCTCGAAGCGTTCGACACGGGCGGGTTCGGCAAATGGAAACCGTCGAACATGACGGGCAAGACCAATCATCAAACGCTTGTTGAAACGCAACAACTGCGCAACTCGATCACGAGCGAGGTTGACGAAACATGAGTTTCATTGGACAAGGCAAAAACATTCCGCTGAACAAAGCAACCGGCAGCGTGCCGGATGTCGGCAGCGCCTTGCTCGATTGGTTTCAACCGCTCGTGTTTGGTATCGTCACCAAAGTGACCGAAGGATTTCAAGTCGTTGAAACCGTCGTCGACACGCAGTTCATGGGCGTGATTCAACCGCTGCAAGCGCGGCAACTTATGCTCAAACCCGAAGGTCAGCGCGCTTGGACTTGGTATTGGGTTCACGCGCAACCGTCGCTCGAACTTGAAGTCGATTCGGTCATCACCTATGAAGGCACGCAGTTTCGAATCATGGCGAAAAAGGACTACGACATTTACGGTTACGTCGAGTACGAACTTTGCGAAGACTACACGGGGGCCGGTCCGACGCCGGAAACACCATGAGTTTGTCGCTATCGGTTTCCGTCACCGCAATGGCTCCCGGACGCTTAACCGCAGTTGCGGGCACGGGCGGAACTCCGCCCTACACTTATTCGATCATTGCAGGCGGCGCAGGCGGCTCGATTTCGCCCGTGGGCGACCCATCCACCGAGGCAATCTATACGGCACCGAGTGCGATGCCGACCAACCCCGCGCAACAATCCGTGACCATTAAAGTCGTCGATGACGACTTGGCCGAAGCGACCGCGCAAATCATGATTGGCGACCCGCTCCTTTTGTTCTGCGAAATCATTCAGCGCGAGCTTGGACTCGCCGACGGCCGCGTTTACCTCTACAACCAAAAAATCATGATGCCCAAAGACGATGGGATTTGGATTGCGGTTGGCGTTTTGAATTGCAAGCCCTTCGGCAACACGAACCGCACCGAAACCGGCGGCGACGGCGTGCAAGCCGATCAATCTGTCAACATGCTTGCGAATTTGAGCCTTGACGTGACGTCGCGCTCGACCGCCGCCCTCTTTCGTAAAGAAGAGGTCATCATGGCGCTCGCTTCGACCTACGCGGTTCAACAACAACAACGCAATAGCTTTTTCATCGGCAAGCTACCGAGCGGCGGGCAGTTCGTAAATCTGTCGAGCGTTGACGGCGCGGCCATTCCATATAGGTTCAACATTTCGGTTAACGTTCAGTATTTCGCCCGCAAGGTAAAAGAGGACCCGTACTTCGACGAATTCGCCGCAGTTCAGGTCACAACGGAATCTTAAAATGAAAGGAAAAAGGAGAACATCATGCAATTAGAGCTTTCAAACATAGTGAACATTTCGGTCTCGCAAAGCCCGACCGGCATCGGAGAATACAACACGAGCAACCTCGCGATTTTCAGCGACGAAGCTTATGACCCCGGCACGTTCGGCGACGACGGCTACAAAATCTACGTCGAGCCTTCGGAAGTTGCGACCGACTTCGGAAGCGACAGCGACACCTATAAAATGGCGCTCGCGGTTTTCTCTCAACAACCCAACATTCTCGCGGGCGACGGCTACCTCGTCATCATCCCCTTGCTTGTTGAAGACCAATTCGTCGACTTCGACCTCGCGCCTGCGGCCGGTTCTTTCGAACTAAACTTCGGCGGCAACGCTTCGGACCCGATTCTTTGGAACGACACGGCCTCGCTCATCCAAGCGAACCTGCGAGCCAACGTTCCGGGCCTCGAGAAGTGCGTGGTCACGGGAACGATTTCGACGAACGGCTTCCATGTCTTTTTCAATGGTGTTGTTGGAGACGCGGCCCTCATGACTATCACGAACAACACGCTCGCAACCGGCGGCAGCGCGCCCGTTACTCCGACCGTGTCGGAAACACTCGCGGGCGAAACCATGGCCGCAGCGATTTCGCGCACCAAAGATTTGATTCAATACTTCGGCATCTTGTTGTCGAACGTTTTGGCCGAAGCTCCGATGCTCGCCGCTGCCGCAGTTGTTGAGACTGTCAACAAAATTGCCGGTTGGGGTTCGTATGACTCGGCTTCGGTCGAAGTCGGCGGACAACTCGATAAGCTGCGCACAGGTAACTTGCATAAGAATCGCGGTCTTTACTATGGCGGCTCCGAAGCAAGCGGCATGACCAATGCGGAAAAGCTGACCGAGTTGCTCATCGAGAACGCGTCTTATTTCTCGCGCGGTTTAAGCGTAAACTTCGCCGGAAGCAACACGACAATCACGATGCACCTGAAAGATTTGACCGGCGTGCAACCCGACGCCACGATGACCCAAACTCTCTTGAACAAGTGTCAAGCGGCGGGCGTCGACGTCTATCCGAGCTTCCAAGGTGTTCCGAAAGTCTTTTGCTCGGGCGCAAACGATTTCTGGGACCAAGTCTACAACCTCGGTTGGTTCGTGGGCGCGCTACAAGTAGCGGGCTTCAACTACCTCGCGCAGGCTTCGACGAAAGTTCCGCAAACCGAGAACGGCATGGACGGCCTCAAAGGCGCCTACCGCGACGTTTGCGAACAAGCGCGCACGAATCTTTACTGCGCTCCCGGTCGTTGGAACTCGGCAACCACGTTCGGAAATCAATCCGACTTCACGGAGAACATCACGCAACGCGGTTACTACATCTACTCGGTTCCGATTGCGCAACAAAGCCAAGCGGCCCGCGAAGAGCGCGAAGCTCCGATTGTTCAAATCGCCTTGAAGGAAGCCGGGGCAATTCACTCGTCGACGGTCATCGTCAACGTGAACGCTTAATTTTAAAGGAAAGAGGTTTTACAAATGAGCACGATTGCACTTTCAGGTAGCGACTCAATCATCATCAACAACCGCATTTTCGCGGACCTCGCCGACGGCAACGTCGCCGAGCTGACCTTCCCGAACGACATCGCGACGGTCAAGACCGGCAAAGACGGCAACTCGATTTACGGGTTGAACGAAACGGGCAAGCAAAGCGAATTGAAGCTGCGCTTGATTCGCGGTTCGTCCGACGACAAGTTCTTGAATGGCCTTCTCGCCAATCAACAACTCAACTTCGCAGGCACAACTCTAATGGTGGGACAGTTCATCAAGAAAATCGGCGACGGCGTCGGCAACATCAAGAGCGACACCTACATCATGTCGGGCGGCGTCTTTACCAAACAGGTCGAGGCGAAGTCCAACGTCGAAGGCGAAAGCGAACAATCGGTGTCGATCTACACCATGAAGTTCTCGAATAGCCCGCGAGTCATCACATGATCGAGAAAAAGCTGCCGTCCGGCGCTACTCTCAAATTCACGTTGGCGCCCTTCGCGGAAGCGAAGGCGCTCTATCAATCGTGTCTCGAAGAGTTGCGCGGACTGCGCGTCGACCCCAAAGAAGAGGTCGACGTCAACTTATTCAAAGATTTGTTTTGCACGGGTTTGTCGTCCAAGAAAATTGAAGCGTGTCTCGAAGTCTGTTTGAAGCGGGCAATCTATAACAACGGAAAGGGCGATTTGAAAATCGGCGACGATACGTTCGAGCCGGTTGAAGCACGACAAGACTACATCCCGGCGTGCTTCGAAGTTGCGAAAGAAAACATCGCCCCTTTCGTGAAAAGCCTCTATGCAGAGTACTCTCCCCTTTGGGAGAAAATTCAAGGGGTCACCAAAGGCCCCGCGTAGAGGCTACGGACGACCCGCTTTTGGTCGCGCTTCAACTGTCAAAAGCGGGCTACGGCCACGTTGATGACATTGAAAAATGGGACGCTCGGAAAACGCTGCAAGCTCTTTACTACGAGAACTTCCGCGTCGACTACGAGGCGGCCTACATGGAGCTGAATAAATGACCATAGCAGAGTTGTTTGTAGAATTAGGCGTCAAGGGAACAGAGAAAACCCAAAACGCATTCAAGTCAGTAAAGTCGGGCTTAAGCGACATCAAGTCGCTTTCGCTCGAGACCAAAGCGGCAATCATCGGAGCCTTGTACGGCCTCGAGAAAATGATGTCGCAATCCGCGCAAGTCGGCACCGGCCTCACCAACTTTACGGCGCTCACGGGTCTATCGGCAAAAAGTCTTCAACAATGGCAATACGCCGCCCGCCAAGCGGGCGTCTCAAGCGAAGAGTTCACGGGCAATTTAAAGGGCGTTCAATCGGCGATGTCCAACATGCTCATGGGCAAAGGCGCGCCCGAGGGCATGGGTCTTCTCGCGAATAAAGTCGGCTTCGACCCGAAGCGCGCTCGCGACACGTTCTACGTCATGGAGCAATTGCAAAAGTTCGCACGCTCGGGCGTTCCCGAAGACTTGTCGAACAACGTGATGAAATCGTTCGGACTCGGCGAAGGCACTATCGCGGCGATGCGCCGAAACGTTTTCCAACCCGACACGTTTAAACGTGCTCCGCTCTACAGCGAAGGCGAGACCAAGCAACTCGATAAGGTCAACGTCGCGTGGTCGAACCTCGGCCAAAAGATTCAAATGGCGTTCGGCCGGTTTACTTCCAAACACGGAATGCAAATCGTCACCGACATCGGCAACATCACGATGGGCGTTATTAAACTCGCCGACGCGTTGACGTCTCTTGCGGACAAACTGAAAGTGTTCGAAATATTTACGACGAGCATCGACGGCCTGACCAAACTCATGCGCCTCGCTTCGGGCGAAAGCCTCGACGAAATCATGAAGGGCGACAATAAAAAAGGCAAACGTTCTTTCGGGCAAGGAACTTGGTGGATGAATGCAATTGAAGGTGCGCAAAACAAAGTGCTCGACCTTGACGTTCAACAAAAGACTCTTGATTCGGACGCCAAGCGGGAATGGCGCAAATCCCAACCGGCCGGTCAACAAGCCGGGGGCCTCGTGGTCAATCAAAACTTGAACTTCCAACACGACGGTAAAGACCACGGCAAGACCGGCGAATCGGTCAACAAGGCCGTGCAAAAAGCGTATCGTCAAAATAGCGCGTTGAAAGGCGGTTACTAATGGCAATTAACCTTTCCGCCCTCGCACCGGCCACGACCGCAGCGAATGCACTTTCGAATTTGATCTTGGTCACGCCGCAAGAACGTCTCGGCTACCAACCGCAAAGCCCGCCGACCAAAGACGGCGTCGTTCCGCAAAACCCGCCAACCCTCGTGTTCAACTACGAAGGCGAGCAAGTCGTGAGTTTAGAGAGTGACATCACCGATCACTACATCGAAGACAACACGGCCATTCAAGATCAAATTGCGCTTAAGCCTGAAATTATTCAGACCCACGGCTACATTGGTGAGTTGAACGACGTCGTTCCGGCCGCACTTCGTCCGCTTAAAATCGCGGCCGACAAGCTCACGGTCTTGACCGCATTCACTCCGCAGCTCACCGAGACCGCGCTCATCGCCTATCAACAAGCCACGTTTCTTTATTCGGTTGGCGCGCAAGCGGTCAACGCGGGCGTCTCGGCTTGGAGTTCGTTGACCGGCTCCTCGGCCGTGCAAACGAAGCAAGCGCGCATGTTTCAACAATTTTACGGCTATTGGCAAAAGCGCACGCTCTTTACCGTGCAAACCCCGTGGGGTCTTTTTCAAGACTGCGCAATCATGGGCCTTCGCGCCGTGCAAGATGCCGAGTCGCGGGTCATCACCGATTTTGAAGTTCGCTTTAAGAAATTGCGTTTCGCCAAGACGACAACCGTTTCCGCGCAAACGACCACGCTCGAGGGCCGCGCCGCTGCCCAAGATAGCGGCCTCGTCGACCTCGGCTCGTCGACTCCGCGCCCGAGCATCACGGTTGCCGAAGGTTTGTCGCAAAACTTTCCGGGAGTTGTCTAATGCTTCAAGTGACCTCTATCACCAATGACCCCTACCAAAAGCAAACGCTTTTTCTGCCCAATGGCGAGGCCGTCACTTTCCTTCTTTACTTTCGGCCGATGCAATTTGGTTGGTTCATTCCCGAGCTGACCTACAACGATTTTGTCTTGAAGGGCGTGCGGGTCACGAACAGTCCGAACATTCTCTTTCAGTTCATGAATCAAATCCCCTTCGGCCTTGCGTGCTACTCGAAAGAAAATCGCGAGCCGACTTTGCAAGACGACTTCTCGTCGGGCGCAAGCACGCTTTACATTCTCACCGAAGAAGAGTGTCAGGCGTATTTGGAGTTCGTTCGTGGACAAGTTTAACCGGAAGTATCAACTCTTAGTTCAGACCCAAAACGGCGACACGCTCGAAGTGAAGCTGCCGTTTACTATGGAGTTTGACATCACTCGCAACATCTTGACGTCGGCCAACGTTTGCCAAGTGCGCGTCTACAACTTGAACAAGCGCAACCGGAATCAAATCCGCTTCGACGTTTCGAACTACGGCGAGCTTCGCGGCATCGTTCTCAAAGCAGGCTACGGCGACAACTTGCCCATTATTTTCTCGGGCAACATTTCGCAAGCGTGGCCGGTGCGCGAGGGCATCAATTTCATTTCGCAAATCGAATGCTTCGACGGGGGCTACGCGCTCGCCAACGGCACTTTCGATCAACAATTCATCGCGGGCACGCCGCAAAGAAACATCATCGACTCGATGATTGAAAAGCTTCCGGGGGTAACTCCCGGCGTGGTCGGAGAAATCCAAGGCGAAATCGCGCGCGGCAATACCTACTCGGGCAACACGGCCGATCTTTTGAACCAACTCGCGCCGAACAAGTTTTTCATCGACAATCAAAAGGCGCATATTCTTGGCGACTCCGAATGCCTGCAAGGCGACATCACGCTCATAAGCCCCGAGACGGGTTTGCTCGGCACTCCGATTCGCCAACAAACCATCATCAACTTCGACATGCTCTTCGAGCCCCGGCTCATCATCGGCCAAGCGCTGAACTTGGTTTCGTCTTCGGACGACAGCTTCAACGGCGCCTACAAAGTCATTTCGATCAAGCATCGCGGGATGATTTCCGAAGCTGTCGCGGGCGACGCAACAACTTCGGTCGGACTCTTCAAGGGCGTTGAAGCCTTAACGGTTGTGGGGTAGCTATGGCAAGTCCAACCGTTTCGCAAAACTTAGTCCCCTCAAATCCGAGCCTGCAAGACCTTCTCGATTTGGTCAAAAAAGACATCATGATTTCTTTGAACTGTCATCACGTAGGGACGATTCAAAGCTTCGATGCGACTAAGCAAACCGCGACCGCCACAATCAACTATAAGAAGACCTACTTCGAGCGTTTGCCGAGCGGTCTTTACCACGCGGTCTTAGTCGACTATCCCGTTTTGATCGACTGCCCGGTCGTGGTCTTGGGCGGCGGTCCAGTTGCGCTGACTTTTCCGATAGCCCAAGGCGACGAGTGCCTTGTCATGTTCAACGACCGCGACATCGACAATTGGTTCCAAAGCGGCCAAGTCGGCCCCGTCGCAACCTCGCGGCTTCACTCATTTTCCGATGCAATTCTTTTGGTGGGCGTGCGCTCGGCCGGAAAAGCTATCGCCGCCTACGACACGACGCGCGGGGTTTTGCGAAACGGCGAGACCGTAGTTGGCGTCGGCGAATCATTGGTAAAGATTGCCAACGCTACTACTACGTTGAACACTCTTCTACAAGACCTACTGACGGAAATTCAAGCAATCACCGTGACGTGCGCGGCGCCTGCGAGTCCCTCGGGACCGCCGCTTAACGCCGCTGCGATTGCGGCCATTGCGGCCCAAATAGGAGACCTACTCGAATGATTGTACGAGCATTGGACATCAACGGCGATTGGGAGTTCGGCAAGGGCAAGAACGACTACAAGCGCGACATCAACGCCCTTCAACAAAATATAAAGACGCGGCTCATGTCGTTCTTGGGCGATTGCTTTTTCGACATCACGGCGGGCGTTGATTGGTTCAACCTTCTCGGCGCGAAAGACCAACTCGCGCTCGAGCTGTCAGTGTCGACAATTATTTTGAACACCGAAGGCGTCACCGGCCTCTTGCTTTTGCAGCTTTCGGTTTCTCCGAATCGACGAATGTCATTAACTTATCGTGTTCAAACGACGCTTGGCGAGACCGGCGAAACGTTCCAATACGACGCAAACGGAATAGCTTAGGGGGATTTGAATGCCAAACTCAATTGGACCAACGGGACTTGAAGTAAAGACGCGAGCCGAACTCATCGCCGAAATGACAACGGCCTTTGAAGGCATTTACGGCACCGACATCAACTTAGATTCCGATTCGCCCGACGGGCAAATGATGGGCATCTTTGTTCAAAGCGTTCTCGATCTTGAAGACTTGCTCGTGCAAATCTACAACATGTTCGACCCCGACAACGCGGTCGGAGTCGTGCTCGACCAACGAGTCGCTATCAACGGGATTCAGCGCCAAGCTGGAACCTTCACGGTTACGCCGGTTACAATCGTAACGAGCCAAGCGTGCAACCTTTACGGTCTCGACCAAACGGTTCAACCGATCTACACCGTTCAAGACAACGCGGGTAACAAATGGCTCTTAGAGGACACTCTTCTCATCGGCGGCGCAGGTTCGCAGGTCGCAAACTTCCGCGCTGAACTGCCCGGCGCAAACCTCACGATTCCGAACACAATCACGATTGCGGTCACGATTGTTCTTGGCGTCGTGTCGGTCAACAACCCGACGCTTTACACGACGCTTGGTCTGAACGAAGAGTCCGACGCCGCTCTTAAAGTGCGCCGACAAAAATCCGTTTCGCTCGCGAGCCAAGGCTACCTCGCGGGCCTTCTCGCGGCCCTTGAAAACATCAACGGAGTTGCGAGCGCCTTCGTTTATGAAAACGTTACCGACTCGGTCGACAGCGACGGCGTTCCCGGCCATTCCATTTGGGTCATTGTTTCGGGCACCGCGACCGATGCGGAAATCGCCAACGCAATCTACACCAAAAGGAACGCCGGTTGCGGCATGAAGGGCTCGGCAACTTATACAATCACGCAGGTCGACGGCTCGCCTTTTGTCGTTCTGTGGGACACGGTCTTGAGCGAGAACCTGTTCATTGTCTTTACCGCGACTTCAATCGACGGCGCCGATGTTCCTGACATCGCTGCAATCCGCGCGGGGCTCCCTTCCGCATTCGTTCCCGGCGTAAATGAAGAAGTCAATATCAACGCGCTCGCGACTCAAGTTCAAATCTTGGACCCGAACACTTTGGTGACGAACGCCGGGTTCAGCGATGCCCGGACGCAAACGTTTGCTCTATCCGGAATCCCTGCGAGCGGCACTTTCATGATCCGTTACAACGGGAACAACTCGGGCGCAATCAATTGGAACGATGCGATTGGAACGATTCAAACGAAACTACAAGCGATTCCCGGCTTAGGTTCCGCGACAATCACCGGAAGCCTCGCGAGCCAATCGCTCGTCGCAAGCTTAAGCGCCGTGAGCCAAGTTCAAACTCTTCTCACTATTGTGAACAATTCGCTTGAGACCGTAGCACCGGCCGCAATCACGTTTACAAACGACCTCGGCGCGCAACCGACGCTCGAGCCGTCGACGAAGCAATATCAATTCGTCGTCGCCGAAGAGAACATCATCATCACGCCGATGGAACTCTTGCCGCAAACGGCGACAGTGTTGACCGCAGCGACTCGGCAGTTCACGGCCTACGGCGGTTACGGCGAATACACGTACTCGATTTCTCTCGACGGCAGCGGCGGGGCATCGGTGGATTCGGACGGCCTCTACGAAGCGGGTCCGAACCCCGGCGTCGACAACGTCAAGGCCACGGACGAGTTGGGCAACTCAATCACGTCCGTCGTTACGGTGACATGATGATAGGGATTTCGATTCGCCCCGACATTGGACTCGGAGACAAATTGCAATTCAGCTCGTTGCCTGAAAATTATTTTCGGGCGACGGGCAGGCGTTTGTTTGACGTTTCTCGTGCGTGGATTTTCGATCACAATCCCTATGTCGAACGAAACCGCATTCCGGCCGAGGGCTTGACCGACACGCGCGAGCTTTGGAACTTCCCGCAGCGCGAGCCGTGGGCGAATCCGCGTGCATTCAAAACCGACCCGACTGTTTACTTAAGCAATGCCGAAGTGACGGCCGCGCGCTTTAAGGTGCCCGTGGTTTTGAATCGCCCACGTCTTTACCGCTTCGAACAATATCCGTTCGAACTGCGCACGCAAATCTTGCTTCATACGAGCGGCAAGAGCCACGGGCAGATGCCCGACTACGTCGTAGACCATGTCATCAAAAAATACGGCCGCACCGGAAACCTCTTTCAAATCGGTTTGCCAACCGACCCCGATTTCGGCATCCCGAAACTCGAGACCAAAAGCCTTTGGGATTTGGCGGAAGTGATTTCAAAAGCACGCATGTTCATTGGTGTAGATAGCGGGCCGTCGTGGATAGCTGCGTGCTACCCCGACGTGGTCTCCAAAAAGATTCGCCTGCGCCACGTTCACGGGCAGAAACCTTTTCACGAATGGGTTCCGCTCGAAATTAACAATTTGCATGCGCATTGGGATGACCGGATTTTTCAAATTTGCAACCCAACCGAGGACGACTTGGGAGCTTTCCCGTCGTATAAACGCTTATGACAAATCAAGAAATCATCGACTACTACGCAAACCTTCTCATTCTCCAATACAAGGAAAAGCCGAAGGCCTATGCCACGATTCAAACGATTGTCGAGCCGGTCATCATCGACCAACTCCCGGTTGCCGTGCAAGACGCTTTCAACGTCGACACGGCCGAAGGCGTTCAGCTTGACGTCATCGGTAAATACGTCGGCGTGTCCCGCAGTGCCTACGATTTCACGGGGCCGGTTGTTCTCGACGATGACGACTTCCGCACCATGATTAAGATCGGAATCATCAAAAACGGTTTCGGCTCGTCACTCGCGGAAATTCAAGCTCTTCTCTTTCAGTTCTTTCCGGGCTCGCTCCTCGTGTTCGACTTCAAGAACATGCGCATGGGCTACTTTTTCGACTCCGCAATCGGGAGCCGCCCGCTTGCCGAAGTATTCGTAAAGACCGGATTCTTGCCGAAGCCGATGGGCGTGCAGCTTGCGGCCTTGATCTATTCGCCAAACATCGACAATCTATTTGGGTTCCGCACTTATGACCTTCCGCCGTTCAACGTAACCGGATTCAACGACTACCTCGACTACGACATGGACGCTCCGTGGTTGAACTACAACGACGCAATTGTTCCTTAAAGGGGAGAAAAAGTTATGGCAAAAATTGTACGCAAATTTATGAAAATTTTCGGGTCGACCGCAGGCCCGCAACAACTCGGCGTTTTCGGTTCTCTCGCAGCGGGTTCGCCCGCCTACTCGACGGACCCCGAAACAATCCAGTCTCTCGCGAACTACGAAGAGGGTTGGTATGGCGCAGTCCTCGGCAACAACTCGCCCGCGATTCAGGACATGAATGCGCTTCAATATTTGTTCGCTTATCAACTCGCCTACTTATCCCAAACCGGCATTCCGGAATGGAATGCGGCTACAACCTACTACATCGGAAGTCTAGCAACGGGAGTTGGAACGGGCATCATCTACATGTCCCGCACCAACGCCAACTTAAACAATGCCGTGTCCGATAACACCAATTGGAAAATCGTAGGCGGCGACATCATGTCGGCGGGCGGGGATTTAATTTACGGCGGAACAAATGGAAATCAAACTCGGTTACCGAACGGAGCCGTTGACCAATATTTGGCGTCGGCGGGCGGAACCTCGCCGCCTGTATGGACTTCTTTCGTTACCGGAACAAAACAAATATTTACCGTAACGGGCACGGTTGCCGGTCAAATTTTCACAATCAGTTCAGGCAACGCTACGGTTGGCGCGACATACACGAACAACGGGCAGACCTTTACCGTACTCGCAACAATAGCCGCGCAAACAACGGTTTACATGTCCGGCACGGGTTCGCCCTTAACGAGCGGAACATTGACTAAGTCTGCGGGAACGGGCGACGCGACGTTGACTTTTTCCGCAGCTCAAGCCCTTGCGGTTTATACAACTCCCGCAAGAGCAAAACTACTTAAGTTGACTCTAGTGGGCGCAGGCGGAGCGGGCGGCGGAGCGGGCGCGACGGCGGCGGGCTCTTCGGCAGCAGGAGCGGGCGGCGGAGCGGGCGCGACGGTCATTAAATTCATCACGAGTCCGGCAGCTACTTATTACTACGCGGTCGGAGTCGGCGGAACTGTCGGCGCTGCCGGAAATAATGCGGGCAACGCAGGTTCGAGAAGTTTTTTTGACATCGTATTGGCGCTCTCTGCGGGCGGCGGCAGCGGCGGCGGCGGCGGCCCTACTCAAACAGGCGGCCCCGTTATCGAACAAAACTTCGGCGGAGCGGGCGGGGCTGCCGCAAACGGTGACGTAAATATTCCGGGCGGAGCCGGAAACTTTTCAATCGTTTATGCCGCGACGGTTTCATCATCGGGCTACGGCGGCACTTCTACTCTGGGAGCGGGCGGCCGAGGAGTTGCGGCGGGAGCCGGGGCGGTTTCAGCGGGAACGGTTGGGTCGGTATACGGCGGCGGCGGCGGCGGCGGCGTCGGGCAAAATGCTGCGGCACAAACCGGCGGAGCGGGCGCGGGCGGCATCATCATTGTTGAAGAGATGTATTAATGGAGCAACTTCTCGTTCAGCTCATGAATGCAAATGGCGTCGCGGGACTTCTCGTCGGCGCCTGCGTTCTTTTGACGTTCAGACTTTTGGTGGAGTTGGGCAAATTCGTTTGGAACCTCAAAAAGGAAAAGGAACAACTGTCCGAGAAGACAACCAAAGAACTCATCACGGCCGTGAAGCAAAACACGGATGAAATCAAAAAGCTCGAAGACTCGATGACGGGTCTTAAGGTTGCGATTTCGGAAATGCCGAAATTCAAACTCGATTTGAAGCGACTCTTCACTGCAACCAAAATCATCGCGGGTGAGAAATGGCCAGAAATCCGGGACGAAATCATGCGCGATGCTGACCTCTAAGGAAAAGTGCAATATGGAACTTTTGATTCAATACGCTTTGCAGTTCATCGGGCGCCCCTACCGTTGGGGCGGAGACGACCCCATGGCGGGCTTCGATTGCTCGGGATTCGTGCAAGAACTTTTGGCTTCCGTTGGTGAGGACCCACCGGGCGACCAAACCGCGCAAAGTCTTTACGACCATTTCCGCGTCGAGCAACGCGGCCAAGGCGGCCGTCTCGATACGGGAACGCTTTTGTTTTTCGGCAAATCAGTGACGGAAATCAGTCACGTCGCAATGTCGATCGACAACGGCGTTCGCATGATCGAAGCGGGCGGCGGGGGCTCTAAGACCGTGAACGAGGCGGAAGCTATCAAAGCAAATGCCTACATTCGAGTCCGGGCAATAAAGAACCGAAAAGATTTGGTCGCGGCCATAAGGCCTTACTACACAATCGAAAAGGAGTCCCAAGCATGAAACGTTTAAGTGCCCTTCTAATAGGTGCGATGCTTTTTGCGAGTATCGGCCCGTGTTTTCTACCTGCGCACGCGAGCACCGCGTCGCCGGAAGCCAAACCCGCTATTCCGGCGGTAGTCGGACCGGCCGTGAAGGCCGAAGCTCCGACGCCCCAAGTCGAAGGTCCGGGTTCGGCAGCTTTCGAAGCGCCGACGGAAGCGCAAGCCAAAGCGGTTCTTAATGAGGCGCCCGTCATTCCCGACCTCGGCCTGTTCGCTAAGATTTTGGCGTGGGTCGTAGCCGTGAACTTGCTCTTGGGCGGTCTCGCCGCTGCCCTTGCCAAAGTGAAAGACATGACGGCAACGACCGTCGACAATAGTCTTTACGATTGGATTTCGAAAATCGCCGGTCTCTTGACCCGCCTTCTAGACTTCGCAACGGCCAATACCCGGCCGAAGAGTGAAGACCCCGAGAAGAAGTGACGTCATTAGGGGCCGCTCGGGTTGTGACAGTTCAGGGACGGTTAACGCATTCCAACCCTGAATAGTTTGTCGACGAGCGGCTCCGCCTACTAGGAGAAATCAAATGAACTGGAAACTCGCCAAAGCAATCATCATCGTGTTGCCCGAATTTATTTCGTTGGTAAAGACGCTAATGGAACGCTATGACGAGGCCCAACTCGATGCCCGGCTCAAAAGCGACATCAAAGGAATCAGTGATGCTTTCAAGAATAAAGATGCTCAAGCTCTTAACGATATTTTCAATTCTTAACTGCGTGGCTTGCGCGACGGGGCCGAAGTCGACAAAGTTCGACGGCAAATGGCATTTCTGCGAGAACGTGCCCGGCGAACAAATGGCTTGCCTCAACCAACCCGATGTCGAAAAACTCCGACAGTTACTTCTCGAATGTCAAAACAAGAAACCCTAATGAAGTTCGTGCTCGTGACTTTGTTCGCGGCGAACATCGGCGCGAGCCTTTCCCATCTATTGGCGGGCGAACATATTGACTCCGCCATTTTCTTTGGCGGAATAAGCGGCATTTGTCTCTACCTCAATCTTAAAACCTAAGTCGACGGCCCGGCGCAGTTTTCGAAACCACAACGGACTAAGACCCGCGCGCCGACACGCCTCTTTCAAAGTGATAGGGTCGCCGTCAATTTTCTCGCTCACCAACAAGTGTTGGACCTTTTGGAACCGGCGCACGGTTTCGGGTTTGATATTCATGTTCAATTCTCCTCTTCATGTCGAAGTAAAACTTTTGAATCCAATCCGGAAGTTGCGTGACGTGCTTGCCTATCTCATCAAAGAATGCGCGGTAGTGGGTTAAGGCCCGCTCGACGGCGTAGCCCGAGTAGAACACTTCGACTTCGCGGTATTGAGAAGCCTCGGCGGCCGTCGGCTCGTGCCCGATTTCTCGCCAGTGCCCGGTTTGGTCCACGTAACCGAAGTAGCGTGGTTTAATTTTCACTAGGCACCGACTTAAGCGGGTTCTCTTTTGGCGGGGCTTGGGGCGGCGGCTCGTTGTTCAAACGATGAATCAAAGAGTCGGCCCAAACGGCCGCATCGTTGGTTATGATTTGCGCGTTTACGCTGTAGGTTTGCAAGTAAAGCGGGTTGCTAAGGCTTGCGGCCACGAACTCCATGGCGAATTTTTCTCGCTTGGTCATTGTCGAAGCGGGGGCGTTCGGGTCCGTCATGTCGCGGGCTCCTCGGGTTCGTTCGCCTCAACGAAAAGTTGGGGATGAAACTTGACCATGTTTACGTGAATGGTTTCGCAATCGACGAGGAGCATCTTGTCGCGCGGAACCCACATGCCGTGTTCAACGCCTTCGACGCCGCAGACTTTAAAACGCATGAACTCGCCGTCGTCGCTCATGTGAGTGATGTTTATTATTTTACCGCGCACCAACTCTTTAATTGGGCGCATCCGGACAAAGCGGGCTTCCTTCAAACGCATGACCTCTTCACTCGGCAGCGACGGCAAAAACGGTTTGGTCGATGAATAGCGTTTGTAGAGTTCGCCGTCTTTGCTCGGGTCGCCGTTGAACGCAATCCAAACGTCTCTTAATTTGGTGATGATGCTCATCGAAGTTCCAACTTCCGCTTCGCTTGGGTCAGGCCGTAGACGCGGTAGAAATCGGGCGACGTCGGATATTCGCCAACGGCCAAGCAATGGGCGTCGTGGCGCGAAAGCAGGTCCGGCCAATTGTTAAGCCAATTCGCAAGGCGCATCGTGATCGACGGAAAGCGTTTCATTCCCGTCATGCAAACGAGCATGTGGTTTCGGCAAACGCGGTTCGTTTCCGGTTGGAACCATCGCCAAGTGATCGAGCCGACAAGGGTCTCGATGTCGAGGACTGGGATTAAAATCCTAGTCAAGAAACTCCCGCCGTGAACGCGAATCCAAAGCGCCCAAACTTCGGGGCCGGTGATGTCGGGCATCTTATCGGGTGTCTCCATGACGCCGTTCTTTTTCGTGTTCCAAGCGTAGAGAAAATAATGTTTCGCGTGAAGCCGGTAAACTTGGCGCGCGTCGGCCGCA